AAAGCTGTTCGTGGCGACGCTGATCTGTCGGAGCGTTCCGACGATTACGTTCAAGCAATGTTCGACACGCTGGCTGAAGCTGCTCCTCGCAGTGACTCTGCCTCGACCGACGAACTGCGCAAAGCTGTGGCATCCATTGCCACCCCTGTTTCTGCTCCTGCGTCCTACATGGACAATCTGCAGAACGCTTGGAAAACCCCCCTCTCCGTTACTAAGGAGCGCTGATTATGGCCGTCGTTTTTTCTTCGGTGAGTTCCGGGACGGCAGGTGGCGTGCAGCAAAGCTATGCGCTTGAGCTGACCGCACTGCTGGAAGGTCAACTTTCCGACATCCGTGACAACACTATTGGCACCTACATCAACGAAACCAACGCCGTCCTGGCCTTCGGTAATGTTGTGGTGTACAACTCTGGCGGCACTGTCGCCAACTCCGCTAAGACCATTGGCGGCACTGGCGAAACCGTCGTGGGCGTGAACGTGCTCACCTACGTTGACGAAACTGCTGAAGATTCCAACAGCCGCCCCGGCGTGAAGGACGAGCAAGTGCTCAACGTGGCCAACGAAGGCGCCGTTGCCCTGTATGTTCATGGCACTTGCACTCCGGCGACTGCCGTGCGCGTCATCCACACTGCTACTGGCGTCAAGTATGCCGGTCAGCTCACTGGCGATGCCATTGCCGGCAAGAGCGCGATTCTGTCGAATGCCCGTTATCTCACCTCCGTCACCGGCTCTGGCCTGGCGATCGTTGAGCTGAACGGTCCTTCGTTCACCCTCACCGCTGACACCTGATAGGAGGCCCTCCAATGTCTGATTTCCGTATGGATGAAGCGGGTCTGTTTCTCGAGCGTCAGCTTGAGTACATCCGCCCTCAAGTTTTTGAAGTCGCTTATGCCGACATCAAATACCCCACCATTCTGCCTGTTACCAGCGAAGCTGGTCCTGGCGCTCAAACCTTCACCTATCGCGTGATGGACGCGACTGGCGAATTCAAGCTCATCGCTGACGCTGCTGACGATCTGCCCCGTGCCGACATCAGCCAAGTCGAGAAGAGCATCAACATTCGCTCGTTTGGTGGTTCTTTCGGCTACACGGTTCAAGAGCTGCGGGCCGCTCAAATGGCCAACATCGCTCTCGAGCAGCGTCGCGCTTCTGCCGTTCGTCGTGCTTACGAAGAGAAAGTGGAAGACGTGGCCATGTTTGGCGAATCTTCCGTTGGCCTGCAAGGCTTCTTCAACAACGCCACTGTTGACGTTGTTGCTGCTGACAAGTGGTTCACCGATAGCGGCACCACTGCCCAAGAAATGCTGGACCTGCTGAACTATGGCGTTACTGCCATCATCAACGGTTCCAACATGAAGGAGCAGCCCGATACCATCCTCATGGCTTGGGAAGATTACAACACCATCTCCACTCGTCGCAATTCCGATTCTTCGGACGTGACCGTGATGGAATACTTCCTGCGCACCAACCCCTACATCCGCAATATCGAGCCCATCAACCAGCTCGACGCGGACAAGAGCACCCTGTCGAAGAACCGCATGGTGTTCTACAAGCGCGATCCGCAGAAAGTGCAACTGCACATTCCGCAGCCGCTTGAGCTGTTCCCGCCTCAACAGCGTGGCCTGGAATTCATCGTTCCTGCTCATGCTCGCGTGGGTGGCGTGGCCCTCTACTATCCCAAGAGCGTCCTGTACTTGCAGGCTCCCTGAGGATAGGTAAGTGATGGGCGTTAAGCTAATGAACAGTTCTTTTGAACACAAATGTTGATTGCTTATCGCCCTGAACTTGAAAATCCGCCGCGTGAGGGAGGGTTTGGCATCATCACTGACGCTGGCATGATTCAGCTCAGTCCTGGCGTTAACACTGATGTTCCTGAAACTAAGTGGGATATTGCCCGCAAAAATGGCACCGTCAAGCGGCTTATGGCCCTTGGAGCCATTGAGGAAGTGAAGGAACAGGCTACGGTCCAGGAGATTCCCACGAGCATCGACACTCTCATCCAACTGCCACTTAACGAAGCGTTCCGTCTGCTTGAAATCATGCATGACGAGGATCAGCTTCTGCAATGGAAAGGGAAAGAGGGTCGCGTGAGAATCAGAAATGCCATCAATAAGCGTCTGGAAAACATTAAGGCGGGGAAGGTCTGATCATGGCCGTCACCTACGCTACTTTTCTAGATCGCTTCCCTGAGTTCACTCCCCACCCATCGGGAATTGTGAACGGAGCCCTTGACGAAGCTGCAGCGGATGCCACCAGCGATGTGTTTGGCACTCAAACTGACAGAGCCGTCAAGCATCTCGCAGCTCACATTATTGCCATTCAACTTGCACAAATGGGCATTCAAATTGGTGCCACAGAAGGCAAAGTGTATGGCAATGGGCTCGAAGCCACGCAATATGGCCAAGAGTTCAAACGCATGCTTGATACCGTCGCCGGATCTACCACAGTTGGTTTCGTCGTATGAGCAATGTCCTGTCGCCACTTGCTAATGCCACTTTGGTTTGGCAGGTGGCGTCTGGATACGTCACCGACTCAGGCACTGGCAATTACATCGCCATGGCCACTGGCATCACTTACTACGCTTCTCTTAAGCAAAAGAACAATCCTCGATTTGACTATTTGCTTGGGGCCGATGCCACTGCAGTGTATATGGAGGGCAAGCTAACCGGCCCCCTCACACTTTCTGGAATTACACCTGGAAGCTCCGCTGCAGCAACGATCAATGGTAGAGAAGGGCGGTTTGAGCTGTTGCCGAACGAACAAATTGCTGAGCACTATTGGCAATTTCTTGGCACACCAATCAGAGGCATTTTTAGACTGGTTGGCAAAGGAAGCGTGCAGAACGTCTGACGCTTAACCATCTTCTTTCCCATTGAGGATTTTCTCATGCTCTACCATCCGACTGAACTGGTTAAGAGCCAAGACGTTATTGTGCGTGTTGGCTCGATTGCAGGCGTTGCCCGCCCTGTGATCACCCAGAGTGGCGCCACCTTCACCGTTAGCGGCGCTCCCACCCTTTACACGCTGCAGGCCGCTACGACGGCTTCTGTGGCCTTTAACGACGGCAACACGGAATTCTATCTGCTTGGCGGCGGCGGCTTCTCTGACAGCGTTATCGTCACCTCTCAGGCCACTGCTTCCGTCACTTCCTACTTCCAAAAGGACGTGGACGGCACTGTGTTCCTGCCCAATAGCTTTGACGAAGCCTTCCAAGTGATTAGCGCTTCGCGCTACGACAAGAACTCTGAAGTGTACGTTGAAATCAACAAGCAACTGGGCGCTTCCGGCACCACTTACTACTACGATCGCGTGGCTTACGTTGGTCGCGTGATGAACTACAACGAGAGCTATCCCGCTGACAACCTCGTTGAAGTTACGTTCGATCTGATCAGCCGTGGTCGCATCGGCATCCACCAGAACGCTGAGGAGACCGGCAGCATCATCCCGAGCGCTCCCAACTCCTGACCATTCTTTCTC